TGTGTGCCTGCAATAAAATCTTCTGTAAAAAGATACCAAGCCTTTAATTTTTCTTTTGGTTTTGAATTTTCGTCAATATACATATTAATCTCCATTTATTATTACTCTTAATTGGTAATATTAAATCAAAATTAAATCAACAAAAACCTAAAATATTTATTTGGTTACTTCTGGGATATTCTTTTTGGTATATGATTATGCACAATTCTTTTAATCTGATCTAAACAATCATTTATATTACCTTTTACCACATAATGAGGTGTTTTTAATGCTGAAGATTGTAATTTCCATAACTTTTGTGATTGCGATAATTTGCCTTTTTCATTTTTAAGTTCTATATATAA